CTGCACGTGGGGATCGAGCGCAGGCATCGCGATCGGACGGTATCCGTTTTCCGCCTCGGCTTCTTTGACGATTGCCGCGATGTCGCGCCCGGAAAGTCCTCCGAGGTCGAGCACCAACTCGGATCGCTCGACGTCCTCGAACTTCACAGGCTTGCGCAAGGGGATCCCCACGACGCCCTCGGCTCGCACAGCAGCCGCGCCCGCGGCTTGAACAATAGCCGTCGCCATGGCTACAGCCCCATGTCCTTGCGGACACTCGAAAGCACGTCCACGCCGTCGAAGCTTGCGATGAAGTTGTACTTGTCGATCTCCACGCGCTCTTTGCCTTCGACGTAGATCTTCAAGTAGACCACCTCGAACTCGTTCGCCGTCCCGGTGGGCTTGCCCACCTCCAGCGATCCGAGGTCGACAGACTTCGGAATCGCCTTGACGGTCGCACGCACTGGCACCGTCTTGTATTGCCCGGCGTCCTGGACCTGCAGTGACCCGCGGAAGTCGATCAGATGCGCGGCCGGTCGCGCGAGGGTTCCGACGTCGCCGGTGATCGTGCGGAACTTGATCGTGGTCGTCATTGAGCCGAAGTGTCCGAGCACGGGGCTCTCGACCTCACCAGCGATGCCAGCGCCCGAGACCGTCTCGGTCATCGCCTCCAGTTTGGGAAGCTCCACATCGGCGACGCCGACGAGATCCTTCCCCTCGAGGAAGACCTTGAAGTTGATCAGTTTCTCAGGAATCGGATTTGCCATGGGTCACCTCCTAGCCGAACAGGGTGGCGAGGTAGGACGTGTCCACCTCGACGTTGAACGTGATCCCCTGCATGGGCGGAGGGGGAGACCACAGGAAGGAATAGACGGCCTGCCCGTCCAGCAGGTTGGTGACCGGGTTGTTTTCCTCCCGGAACTCGACGCGGCCGCCGAGAAGCTTACCGCTGGCCGCCAAGCCGTTCAGGCGGATATTCTCGCTGTCGACGACGCTTTCGATCTGCCTACGGTTGAGATTGTTGTCGACCTTCTGCTTGTGCGAGAGCACCAGCACCCCGGTGTTCCACACGCGCATGCGCGCGAAGTTGATGAACGTGTCGGCGGGGTCGGTGCTCGCCGGATAGGCCGCCGTCCGGTTCCCCCAGGCGCGCCACCCGGAGCTGTTGATCGCGGTGGTGATGCCCTGATCGTTGAGCGAGTTCGCCGCGACATCGTCGAGCACCACCTCGGTGCCATCGGCCAACGCGATGCCGTCGATCGGGAGTCGCTTGTTGCTCGGGCTCTCGCAGGGCGTCCCGGTGTTGTCGGCGTCGGTGGTCATGCACCTGGCAGCGATCAGCGTCGACAGGTGGTAGAGCACGTCGCCCAGTCGGCCCATCGGCCAGCAGGTGACCATGTTTTTGTCCACGAACCCGTTGGTGGACTTCCACGCGGCGCACCCGGTGTAGACGGCGACCGTCCCCGTCGGGATGTCGGTCAAAGCCATGGCCTTGAAGTTCCCGTTGATGGACGATCCCTTGGCCGTCATGACGGCCGCGACGGTGGTGTCCGACGAGAACCCGGGGGCGAGGATTTGGCCGGGGATCTTCTGGAACCTCGGGAAAACCTCAGAGACCAACTCCAGCCCGGTCTTGAGCTGGGTTCCGGCGTCCACGCTGCCAATGACGTCGGCCGCGGCCACCGTGCCCGGGGTCAGGTAGTCGTAGTCCACCGTGATCGCCGCACCAGCCGCGATCGTTCCCGTCGTCACCCGAGCAACGACACCCTGGCCAGAACTGTTCACCGTGAAGGTGTAATCCGTTCCCAGAGCCTTCGTGGCGCTGGCCACCTTCACGACCACGGACGCGGGCCACGGGTGCTTGTTCGTGAGCGTCGCCGTCCCATCGGCCCCGATCGTCTTCGCCTCCGCCGCCACAGTGGTCTTGTGGGTGGCAGGGTTGAGCACGTTCACCAGCACGATGGGCCCGACGTTCCCGATCTTGAAATGCGCGGACATGGCCTCGCACAAGGAAAAGGCGAACTTCTTCTGCCCCGTGCTCCCCTCGGCATCAAAGAAGCCGAACTCCGCGATCGCCTCGGCTAGGTTGGCCACCAAGACCGGGCGATTCAACTTGGCTGTTCTGTCCGCGCTCATGTGGATCGGCGCCGATCCAACGTACACGGGAAGACCGGCCAGGCTCTCCACCGGGGGCGTTACACCCGTCGGGATCTCATTGACTCGAACGCCATGCTGACTCATTGGACACCTCTTTTGTTGAACGCCCTCACGGCGTCACGATAGGCGGACCACTCGGGCGATCCCTCAACATTGAGAGCCGCGCGAGCCCTGCGAAAATCTTCGAGAGGAACGAACAGGCGGGCGACAACCGGCTCACTCCCAAGACGCTCGGGCGTGCCGCCCTTGAAGACCTGAAAACTCTGAAGCCCCAGCTTTGCGACATTCGGCCCAATGTAGATAACGGAAGCCACCACTTGAGGCGTCGCCTCCGTGGCTTCTGTCTCTTCCTGGTCTTCTTTCATATGTCGCACTCCTCGACTGGCTGGGGGATGCTGAACTGGGCCGACATGAGGCCCACCCACTGGGGAAAGGCGTCGTCCTCTCCGATCTCGCTCTTCAGTGGTAACTCCATCCGCGCGCCGTTCTCGATTATCGGCTCGCGAAGCAGATTCGTCCGGATGCGCTCCACAACGGCCGCAATGTCGAGATACCCTTCTTCGTTCAGTCGACGAACCCCGATCACGAAATCGACGTGCACAATCGTTCGCTGTGCCCCGCCTTCTGGCGCCTCATCGTCGCATGCCCTGGGCTTGACGATCACCAGCGGGAACTGCGGACCGACCTCTCCGGAATCCTGATCGCGCGTGCGCGGCCCAACGCTGCCCAGGTAGACCGTCACGCGATCGCACTT